GGTGTGCTGCCGATCGCCGCGATGTTCGGCCTGGTCTGGTGGCGTGCCCATAGCAAGATGGCGATGGTGATCTTCAGCTTCGAGTGGTGGACGTGGTATGCGTCGGTGATCTTTGTGTCGGTGATCATGGGCGCGGCGATGCATCGCTACTGGACCCGCAATCAGCCCAACCCGCCGATCAAGCGCCGCTCGTCAGTGAAGCCGACGCCAGGCCTGGGGCCTTAGTCGTTGAGCTTGGCCATCACGTCGGTGCGGTACTGCGTCACCGGCAAGATTGGCAGCCCGAGCTGCTGGCAGACCACGGCCCCGACCACGGTGGCGTCGGCTTCGTTGTTGCCGTCGATGTCGGCGGTCGGGAACAACTTGAGCGCTGCGGCGAGCACGTGATCCTTGTCGGTGCCCGGCCCACTGCCCTTGCCGAGAGCGAACTTCTTGACCTGGCTGGTGCCGACCAGAGTCAACGGCACGTCGTGCTTCTCGCACAGCTCAATGACCCGGCCCCAGACGTAGGCCAGCACCCACGCTGAGCTGTTCCCGGCAGAGTAGGCCAACGCTTCCATGCCGACGTAGTCGACACCCTCGAACGCCGGTTCGATCTGCTCGATGAGCCTGTTAACCCGGCGAATCATCGCCCTCTTGGACTTGTCTTTGCCCGGCCCTGGTGCACGCACTGTGGCGGTGACGATGTCGGCGTGGTGAATCGTGCCGTGATCAGTGGCGACGGCGTGATTGCTGACGTCGATACGGGTCAGGCCCGTGCCGGTCAGAGATGAGTCGATCGCGAGTATCCGAGGCATGCGACGACCATACGCCACTATCCCGCCCCCGTCGGGGTAGTCTGCGGGCATGACCCTTGCAACTGTGATCATCGCCGTCGTCTACGTGCTGGCGATCGCGCGGCTGACGCGCCTGATCAACGCCGACACGGTCTTGGACCGGCCCCGGCTGGCGATCATCACCCGTGCCCGCGCGAGTCGCCTAGACGCAAACGAGGCACGCGCGCTGGGCCAGGACGTTCGCGCCCGGCTGCTGGAGCGGCGCGCGCAGCGTTGGGCAACACTTAACTACTTCGTGCAATGCCCCTGGTGCGTCGGCATGTGGTTGTCATTCGGCACGGCCTGGCTGCCGCTGTGGTTCGCCTACAACCCCGTCGTCCAATTCATTGGCACCGCGCTGGCGACGAGCCATCTGATCGGGGTTTGCGCCCGGTTCGCCGACACCGAGGAGATCGAGGTCGCAGAGGATGACGACGAGTAGCACGCCGGGCGGATAACCTGATCGGCATGGCCGCTTCGACACTGCGCATCGTTCGACGCCCAAAGGGCACTCCGGCGCGCAAGTCGCTGACCGCCGCCAGCCAGCTGATCGAGGACCCGCAGAAGATCAAGTCCAACATCGTCGGGCAGACCCGCGCCGACTGGCAGAACGAAGCCTGGGACATGCTCGACGCGGTCGGCGAGCTGCGCTACTACGTCGGCTGGCGGTCATCGTCGTGCTCACGAGTGCGGCTGATTGTGTCGGAGCTGGATGACGACGGTGTGCCGACCGGGGGCATCGCTGATGACAACCCCGACCGCGAGAAGCTGATCGAGGTCGGGCGCGCGATCGCAGGCGGGCGGCTGGGCCAAAGCCAGCTGGTCAAGCGGCTGGTCGAATGCCTCACTGTGCCCGGTGAGTCGTTCATCGCGATCATCCTCACCGACACCGGCGAGAAGTGGTACGCGCTGACCAAGGACGAGTGGAAGTCGACGCCGGGCAACAACATCGAGATCGAGCTGCCCGAAGGCGGCACCCACAAATTCACCCCGGGCACCGATCGGCTGTTTCGGGTCTGGAACTCTAAGCCGCGCCGTGCTCGTGAAGCCGATAGCCCCGTGCGGGCCAACCTCGATCCGCTGCGCGAGATCGTGCGCACCACCAAGAAGATCAAGAACGCCGACAAGTCACGTCTGGTCGGCGGCGGTGTCTGGTTCCTGCCGCAGGAGATGAGCCTGCCCAACGCGCAGTCGCCGCTGGCCTCAGGCCGACCTGGCGATCCGCTGCCGACGTTCACTGGAGCGCCTGCCGCCGAACAGCTCTCCGACATGCTTTACAACATCGCCGTCACCGCCGTCGAAAACGACGACAGCCAGGCCGCATTCATCCCGATCATGGCGACGGTGCCCGGCGAGCACATGGGCAAGATCATGCAGCTCGACCTTGCCAAGGAAGTCTCCGAAGTCGAGATCAAGAAACGCAACGACGCGATCGCGCGGCTGGCGATGGGCCTGGACGTGAGCCCTGAGCGGCTGCTGGGCATCGGCACCAACAGCAACCACTGGTCGGCATGGGCGATCGGCGACGAAGACGTGCAGCTGCACATCAACCCCGTCATGGAGACGATCTGCCAGTTCATCAACTCCGAAGTGCTTAGGGGCGTGTTCACTGATCTGGGCGTGGAGCCTGACAAGTACGTGCTCTGGTATGACGCCAGCCAGCTGACGATCGACCCTGACAAGAGCGACGAATCCACCGAAGCTCACGATCGTGGCGCGATCACCAGCGAGGCCTACCGCAAGTACCTGGGCCTGGGCGATGACGCGGGCTATGACCTGACGACGCTGGACGGCTGGAAGATACTGGCCCAAGACGTCGTGGCGAAGAACCCTGAGCTGCTGCCGACGTGGCTGCCGCTGCTCGATGCCGTCAAGGATATTGACTTCCCGACCCCGCAGCCCGTCGCCATCGGGAACGGCAAAGCGCAGCCGGGTCAAGACCCGAACGCAGACCCTAACGCCAATCCCGACACCTCCGGCAGCGAGCCGAACACCGAGGACAGTCAGAGCAGTGACCAGAACGCGGCGGTGGCCCGCATTCACAGCCGTGCCGAATACCTGCTCGCCGAGCAGCTGCTGGTGACCCGCGCGCTTGATCTGGCCGGGAAGCGCCGGGTACGCACCAACGATCACGATCAGCGGGCGCGGCTGTCGAGCTACCCGGCTCACCGCTGGCACCGCATGCTACCGCCGGTCGCAGAGCAGGACATTCCCCGGCTGATCAACGGCTGGGACACCGGCCTGGAAGATCAGGCCATCGCCATGCTCGGTGTCGACACCGAAGCACTGCGCGCTCGGGTGCGCGCGGCGATCTATCGCGAACTGACAACGCAAGTTGTCGACGCTGAGGTGGTGTGATGTTTCCCGAACCAGGTGAGGCGATCAACCGCACCATCGAAGCCGAAGCTGCTCTGACCGATCTGTACTCGGAGGCTTTGAATCAGTGGGTGTCAGCGACGGTCGGGTTCGTGCTGCCGGGCCTGACGGCGGCGAGCCTTCCGCCTGACCCTGATGCTGTGGGGCAAACCAGTGGGGTCTGGGATCAGCTATCAGAGGAGCTGATCCTAGCTGGCCTACTTTCGATTTACGGGCTATCGGTCGTTGAGGCGATGAATGCGCTGGAAGTGCCACTTCCCGTGGCGAGTCTTGGCGAGTCGCGAGAGCGCCCTGCGCAGAGGGTTATCGACTCGATCGTGCGCACGACCGAAGCCACCGAAGCCGAGATCGTCTTTGCGCATCGGCTGATCGCCGCCGACCCGCACCTGTCGCAGGCGTCGGTCGATTTCATCGAGAGCCAGCGCGGGGCGGTGTCGATGACGCCGGGCCTGATGCGCGACAAGGTCGCCGCAGCGGTGCAGCATTCGTCCGTTCGGGGCCGGGCGGTGGAAGACATTCCGCCGGGTGTCGACGTCGTGATTACCCGCCAGCGTGAGGCAGCGGCAGAAGTGCTCGCACCGGGCAGTGTCGCTGTGCGTGACGTCGCCCGCCATCAGGGCTACCAGGCGGCGGGCGTGCAGAACGCAGCGGTGGTCGAGGCGGCGCGATTCTCCGAAGACGTTGATGAGCTCGACAAGGTCTGGATCGCGACTATTGACAGCCGTACCCGCCCCACCCACTTCGCCGCCGACGGGCAGCGCGCACCCCTGGGCGGTAGTTTCACCGTTGGCGGGGCTCACCTTGCGTACCCTGCCGACCCGACCGGCCCGGCGGCGGAGGTGCGCAACTGCCGCTGCCGCGTCGGCATCCTGGCCCATGACGAGGAGCTGCCGAGTGAGATCGACCGGCACACTGAGCGTCTTGACGGACGAGATGCGACAGCGCGCAATCGAGTCGGCTCGCAGGCAGATGAGATTGCTCGCCGTGCCGATCGTGGGACGATCAGAGCCCGTGATGATGACGACGGTATCGGCAGAACTGCCGCCGCCGAACCGAGTGAGGAGCACGACATGACCGTCAAGAACACCGAGCAGGGCGGCACCACCACGGTGCTCGCCACCGACGGTGAGGGTGACGCGGCGAGCAGCGAGACCTACCGCACCTTCACCGACTGCGTGCTGGCGCTGCTGGGCGAGTCGACGTCAGACGATCGCATGATCGCAACCGACGCTGATCTGAGCTTTCGCACGTTCCCGCTGCCGCTGATGTGGATGCAGCAGACCGGGTCGGGCTACGGCGGTCACACCGAAGCCTTCACCGTCGGAGCGATCGAAAGCGCCGAGGTCAAGGACGGCAAGATCGTCGGCTCCGGCTACCTGCTCAACACCCCCGAAGCCGACCTGGCAGCCAACGAGGTCGCCCATCAGGTCACCGGCCCGTCGGTCGACTTGGCGCAGACGGTCTGGAAGCTGGTGGACGAAGACGGCAAGGAGATCAGCGAGGAGGACTGGTGGGACCTGCCGATGGACGCCAAGGTGCTGCAGTGCATCACCGCCGCCGAGCTGATCGGTACGACGCTGGTCGCCAAGCCCGCCTTCGGGGATACCTCCATCACGCTCAACGCCGAGCGCGAGACCCGCGACATCGCCGTGGTCGCCAGCGCTGCTGAGGAGTTCCGGCCCCGCACCTACCCGGCGCACCTGTTCGCCAACCCGAACCTGTCGGGTCCGACGCTGCCAACGATGGATGACGACGGCCGCATCTACGGCCACATTGCCTGCTTCGGCGCGTGCCACCGCTCCATTCAGTCAAAGTGCGTCATGGCCCCGCGTTCCAAGACCGACTACGCCCACTTCCACACCAGCCCTGCGGTGCGCCTCGATGACGGCAGCCGTATCCCGGTGGGTCGGCTCACCGTTGGCACCGGCCACGCCCCCGACAGCTACTCGGGTGCCCCGGCCAAGGCCCACTACGACAACACCGGCACCTGCTTCGCGCTGGTGCGCGTCGGTGAAGACGAGCACGGCATCTGGTTCTCCGGCGTCGCACACCCCAACGCCACCCCCGATCAGGTCGAGGCGGGCCTGACGGCTCCGCTGAGCGGTGACTGGCGCGACTTCGGTCAGGGCCTGGAGCTGATCGCGGCGCTGGCCGTCAACACGCCCGGCTTCGCCGCCAGGGGCCGCGACGACGACCAGGGTCGGCCCATTGCACTGGTCGCCAGCCTGGGGCCGTCACCGCACGCCGACGGCGGGTACGCACCCAACATGACCGCTGAGATGATCGGCGAGATTGTCGAGGCGGCGGTCAACCGCGCCTACGCCAAGCGCCAGACCGACGCCGAAGTGGAGTCGCTGATCGCGATGGCCACCGAGAAGGTCGGCCCGCCCCCGCCGCCGAAGTCTCCCCGCGACCAGGTCGGCGAGCTGCTGGCCCGGGTGCGCTGATGGGCTGCCGTTGCGGCGGCGGCGCAGGCTCCGGCCAGACGTCAACCGACATCATCGGCTACCGGGCCTACCTGCCTGGCGGCGTCG